ATCTTTGGCATCCAGGGCTTGTTGCTGTTGATCCAGGCGCATTTTCTTCATCTGCAGATCAATCATTTTGAGTTTCTTGTCCAGTTTGGCTGTTTTGGCTGTGATAGCATGGCCCAGCATGTTTGATGCCACTGAGAAGATTTCACTGGCAAAGCGTGAATCAACTTGAAAACCAAGATCCATGAGATCTTTGTAACTGCCTGTTGCCAGGCCGGCAAGATCGTCCATTTCGGTGTCAGTGGCTTCAAGTCCACGCACAGCAGGCAATGCATTGTCAACTTTGTCAATGGCATCATCTAGTGCTTGTAGTGTTTCTCGATTGGTGGGAAGTGTGGGCAGAGCAGTATCTACTTCTTCTGGGGTAGGCGGGAGATCAAAAAGGTCTTCAAGTTTGCGTGTCATGCCAATATTTAGTGACTCACGCTCGACCGTTGTGAAACATGTCTTGTTCGGTTATGACTCTGAATGTGAGTCCGTTGCGTCGGGCCCATTTGGTCGCCGCGTCCCATTTGGCGTAGTTGATGGCAACTATAGCACGGTCTTTTGAACTCATTTTTGATTCAATCACACTTTGTTTTTTGGGTTTGATTTCAATCAATTCGGCTCGCATTTGATTGCCTCTGGTGCGATATGTTATAAGAAAGTCCGGAATGTACTGTGACATCTTGCCTGTCAAGGGATGACGATAAGGGATAGCAATTGATTCGCTGGCCCACTGTAGCACAGCATCATTTGAATCGCAGAACTTCATGAAACTAAATTCCCAACCAGATCTGTAGCGGGGTTCACCGTTGCCCACATACTTGGCACGGTTCACTACTGTGTAGGTGCCTTGTGCCCAGTGTGCCATTATTGGATCACGTTTCTAGCCGCGTAGTAGTTGGGTGCTACAGGTATACCCACACCCAACAGCGTGGCACGGCTTCTAATACTGTTGAGGTAGTAGGCCATGTTGATATTGAGATCCAGTTGCTCTCCCGAAGCCTGGAACACTTTTAACAGTTCCAAGGGTGGGATATTTGTGTCTTGTGCTACTCTAAACAAACTCACAGTGAAATTATCTGCAGCTTGTTTGGTGGTCATAACACTCTTAAAGTAACTGTTGACTATGTCATAGTCGCCCACGGGAATGTTCACATCATAGTCATAGAATGCGTCAAACACTCGCACAGTTTGATCAATGTTGTAGTTGGTATAGTTAATGCTGGCCATATGCAATTAGTTAGTTGGGGGTGTAGGCGGGGTAGGATAATACATACCACTGGCACGTCCGGGAATCTGGCGCATGGCAGCAGGCACAGCACCTTTGACCACACTGGTACCTAATGCCACCGCTTCATTAACAGCAATACTCTTGAGATTTTTGTCTTTGAATGTGTTGTAGGTGGTACCGGCTTTTTGCACAGCACCAATGATGCCCAGAGGTCCACCGCTTTGTAGGTCTTCTATGATGCCTCCAGCGGCATCCAACAGGCCACCTTGTCCCATGAAGTTGGCACGGCTGCCTGGTCTTGAAATTGGACTCAGTGTTTGATCATAGTGAGAGGGATCAGCAAAGCCTTTGATGTTCTGATCTGGCCTATCTTTACCAATGGCACCTGCATAGTATTTCACAGTCTCATAAGCAATGGTCATGCTGTTCTGCATGGTGCCAGCACCTTCTGCATAGGAATACTGATCATGTGAGTAATTGGTGATTAGCGGATTGACCAACACATAAGTTGCTGTCTTGTGTTGGTCCATGCCAGTGATCTGAATATCAAGAAAGAACGGAGCCTTGCCCGAAGGACCTGATGTACCATCATTGTAGGCTTCACCAATATAGCCCCAGTCGTTGACATTGCCCACACGTTGGTTGGCATAGATGTCACGAATATTGTATCCAAATCCTGTGACCTTGTTGGCGCTTTCACCAAGGCTGCCATTGTTGCCATTGGCCAGTACTTCATTGTATTGTTGTGATGCGTCTTTGTAGTAGTAGTTGTAGTAGGCGTACCACATCTTGCGCACATTGTCGCCGGCATCATCGTGGAATACAACAGTAACAGGATCATAATTGATCTTGGTCTGTACCACACGCTTGCGATTATATTGATTGAGAGTTTCGTTGGCTATGGTGAACTTGGGCAGGTCCACAGTCTTGACCACATAACTCAATGATGAATTGCCTTGCACTCCAAGATAGGCAGCCAGGCCAGGAACACCTGCAAAGTTAAGAGTAAAACTAACGTGAAAAAGGAACTTGTACCGAGGTTTGAGTTCAAATGAGTTGGGAGTAAACACCTTGCTTGCGTGAGTGTAATCACGCAAGGCATTGACTTCAGTAAATCCTTGAAAGAATTGTTGACCAAATGTTGGCATGGCCCTGCCCTTAGGCGCCTAGGCCAACACCTGTTACTGCGCCACCAATAGTACGGCCAAGTCCTGTGGCAATAGCACCAATACCACCATCGTTCACACTGGTCTTGGTCTGTGCGGCATTGTCATAAGCAATATTCAAGTTGATTGTGACACCTTCGTTGGTACCATAGTTGAGTTCACCGTAGTCAGCACCCTTCAGGTAGCAACCATACAGTTCCCAGTTCTCAAGAACTGTGGGTGTGTCTGCGCCGTTGCCACCATCAAGAATTTGAATTGTGGTCATGAATTTGTAGTCAATACCGGCTGCTGCCGACGCTTGTTCCAAAAAGTCCAATTGCTTTTGCATTTGCTCGCCAACCAGAGTCATAACGCTGCCTGATGCGTCATCACGCACTGAGCAAGCAATGTCTGCCCAGGTGTGACGTCCGGCCAACTTCAGGGTTGAATTGTAGATTGGTAATGCGATTTCTTCAAATGTTAGATTGGGTCTTGCCACGCTGACAACTTGTTTGGTCATTTCTGTTGTGCTATTAGTCACACCAAAATTTTGAAACAATACTCTAAATCTGTATTTGAGTTTGGGCATCAACAGGCCCTGGGCGCTCGCGGATTGGTCGCTTGCTAACGGTACTGTCATTCTGTTTAGTGATGCGCTTGCCATTTGTTATCTCCTATATGTTTATTTACCTAGAACGGGGCCTGAAAAATCAGGCCCCAGTTTCATTATTGTCCGGCAGCAATTGCCCCAGTATTCTTGATACGCAGAGGAATGTAGATGAACTCCACTGCTTTTACTGGCTCAATAGCAACATCTACCCACAATTCATTGCGGTCAATACGTGCAGGAGTGTTGTTGCTCAAGTCACAAACCACAAGGTAATCATACAAGGCACGCTTGGCCACCAAGTCAATCATCAAACTGTTTACACTGTTGGTGATTTGGTTACGTGTGATTGTGTCGTTGGGTTCGAACAAGTACAGTTTACCAATCTCTTCCAGGCGCCCACGCAAGAAACACACCAAGCGAGCAACGTTGATACGATCCAGTGCTGTGGTCACAGCAGTTGAGGTCTTGTTACCAAAGTTGGTAATACCAATTCCAGGAATAAACGTGATTGGGTTGATATTACGCTCATACAAGATGTCACGCACTGACTGGCTCACACCAATTTGATTAAACTCGCCTGTTGCGGCGTTGATATAACCGATTGCGGTGGCATTGTCAACCACACCACGACGTGTGCCGGCTGGGGCAAACCATGGATAACTTGCCGCATCACTGCGCAAGATAGTGCGTACCATCATGTGGCTTGGAGGTTGTACAACTGTGTTACCGCCAAGGTCGCTGGTTTGGCAACTTGGATAGAACACACCGCAATAGTTGCTGGTGGCAATATTACCATCACCGTTGGGTTGTCCCAGACCATTGTTGTTGGTAGCAAATGCCACCAGGCTGTTGCCATCTGGGCCCAAGCGCATTGGTGTATCACCCACAACAAACAATGTATTGTTACGCTCGTTGCTGAGTGCAATCATATTTGGTGTCAACTCTGGGTAAGCAGGTGTAGCAATAATATTGTATTGTGTTTGTTCTTCTCGTGCTGTTACACTAGTATCAATGCCTGACTTGAGTGCTTCCACAATCATCTGACGTTGTGCTAGTCGTCCCGACCACATACTACCATTATCTTTGTTGCCACTTGCAGTTAACCAGGTGTTGAGGTTGATTAGATCCCAGTATGCGCCGTTGCTTGGTGCAGTACCAGCCGAGGTTGCAACGGTACAAACATAGATTCCGTTGTTGTAACTCACAAAGTCATTAACCATGTAGGCTGTACTTGTTGAGTATGCGTCAATTGCATAGTCAGTGGCACCGGTTGTGAAGTAATCCATTTGGAAACTCTTGACATTGTATCCTGAACGACGTGTGTTAAACAACAGGGTTCCTTGTGGATACAATGATGGGTTAGGAGCATCTGGATCCAGATAATCGCTGGTCAGCAAACTCACAATGCTTGGCAATGGATCTGCCACAGGATCTGTTGTGCCGTTTGTGGCCCAACGTGCATCTGCAAACAAAATACCGTTTTGTGTGGTTTGATCAGTGGTGTCAATTTCTACCCATTGTTGAACACCGCTGACCGACTGCCAACGATACAGTTTAGGATAGTTTTCCAGGTCACTGGTGTCAATCCACAAATCGCCATAAACCAACGGGCTGAGTGCAGTGTTGGTTTGTGTTGTGGGTGCTGTGGCACTGATGATCGGACCAGTTGCATTACAAGCAGTCAAGTCGTAACCACGAACATCGTTGGTGACATTTTGATAACCCATCCACATACCATTGTCTTGGATCATGATATCAGCCGCATCAACTGCGCTGTAGTACCACAAACGTCCATCTGCAGGATCTTGATCTGGTTGGGTACTACTTGGAGTATAAGTGAACATTGGGGTTGTTACCCAGTTACTCAATGCAATACCTGTACCACTGGGGCTTTTGTGAACATTGTCGTCGCCCACTGCAAAACCTGCTGTTGTTATGGCTGTGCCTGACCCGTTGGTCAAGAATATTGTTCCTCCGGCACTGTGTGTAAACACAATGTTGCCTGCTGAGTTTACGCTGGCACTTGCATATGGAACTGCGGCAGCCGAAATAGCCGAAATAAAGTCGGCCACAGTACCTGTGCCACCAATGGTGACCACACCGGCTATGGTGCTGGTGCTTCCAGGTTGAGTGGCACCAAACGTAAATGTGTTGCCCACTGTGAATGCATTTCCAGTAGGTACTGTTGTGCCTGTTGCTACCATTGCACCCAGTGCTGATCTTTCAAATATGGTAAAAGCAGATGTATTGAGTGTGGTGGACCAATTCCATGAAGAAAATTCCACATAGGTAGAACCAGCTGGAATGTTCTTTCCGCCGCCTGTGGGATCCAGGGTATAATCAGCAGCGATATCGCCGCCAAAGGCCGGGCAAGTTTGTGCAATCCAAGTGCCCAATGCGGCACTGTATTTTTTGACCACTATGTTCAAGCCATTGTTGGCTGAACTCAAATTTTGCCATACGCTACCAGTGGGTCTTGTACCGGTCACATAATCGCCAGCAACTGGTTCTATGCCTTGACCTGCAATCCACTTGGGTTGTTCATAACTGTAACTGTCATCATATTGTGGTGATGCATATTCTGTAGCCTCAATGCCCAATTGAGTTAACAATTGTGTGCCAAGGTTAGGTCCGGCCTGAATAGAAATAATACCATCACTGTTCAAGGTTGAGCCGTCATTGGCCGCGCTACTGGTAGCATAGATGTACAATTGGTTGTTTACGGCACGAGATGTAACTCCAGTGATTGAGGCACTGTTGATTGCTGTGGCCAATCCTGCCACAGTATTGGTGGCGCCAACTGTGACTGTTCTACCGTTGATGATCATGTTGGCACCAACTGTTAGTGCGGCACCAGTTACTGAGTTAGTACCTGCCACTGTGGGGAAAGAAGTTTTCCAAGCATTGCTGCCAACTTGATTCCAGGTGTTGTCGTACTTTTTGTAGTAGGTAAAAATGTATTCTTCGATTGCTACCACGGCATAATCACCAATGCTACCCACAGTGCTTTTTGGTGTGTAATCAGCAACTGGGTTGGTACCGTCACCGCCCACAACATCAGTAGAGTCGGTGATCACGATTGGTGTTTGCAAATCAAATGCTTGAGTTGCGGCATTCCATTCAAAAATACCCCAGGTTGATACACTGGTGTCTACCCAGTATGTGCCATTTGCGGCGCTGCCAATAGGACGAGTCAGACTGGCTGTAAGTGCTGTTAAATCAATGTTGGCACGTTGTACATAACAACGATTTGTGACACCCAGGGCTGAGTAAGCAGCCAGCAAGCCGTATTCGTTGAGTTCGTATCCGTTGATGGGAGTGCCAGTTGTGGTGTTGTAGAAAAACGGTACACCGAATGTTTGTGCCAAATCACGTTGGCTAGTTATCAAATATGTTTTGTTTGCATTAGCGGCAAGAGTACCGGCTGCCACAGTGACTCCGTCACTGGATACTTTGTTTTGCGCTGTGGCAACTAAGAAGTAAGGTACTGTGTTAACGGCTGAGGGTACATATTGACTCTGGTCAATTACTGTTACTTCTACGCCGGGTGATGTTAAAGCCATAATGATTTCCTTTTCAAGTTCTAATATTTATTGACAAGTGTCAAAAACACCCTGTTTGAACAACCTACATGTAGGCTTGTGTGCTAAATACCCAATGAGACCGTTTTGTAAAGTATGTGGGGTGTTACCTCGAGCTGTGGCCTACCACAAATATGACCGTGTGTACTACCGATCAATGTGTACTGCTTGCCAACGCCGGGGCAAAAAACAGAAAGCACCTGTGCCTCGCTGGCATTTAGACGGGTACAAGAAAAAACCCGCATGTGACAAATGCGGGTTCAAAGCCAGGTATCCTGCCCAGTTGTTTGTGTTTCACATTGATGGTGACTTGAACAACAGCGGACAACGTAATCTGCGAACAGTCTGTTTGAACTGTAGTGTAGAAGTAAAACGCAGTGATATCACTTGGCGGCGGGGCGATCTTGAACCAGATCTTTAACCTGCTGATACAAGTCGTCTAGTGTATTATTATTGTCTAGCACATGATCAAATTCTGTGCCAACCCAGGCAGTTTCACTGGCATGAATTTTTAACTTTTCTAGTTTGCGCTGACTCAGGGACCAGGTACTATTGCCA